GATCTGGAGACGATGGATCGGAAGCAGTTCGCCAACCATCTGCTTGGGAAGTTGAAAGGGACAGTGGAAGGCGCGTTGCAGCCTCTGTCTGAACGGTTCGGCCAGCTGGACGAGAAGATCGACGGCCACACGCTGGGCGCAACCATCAAGGAGTTCACCAAGGACCATCCGGACTTCTTTGAGTGGAAGGATGAGATTCGGGCTCTCGTGAAGGAGAACCCGACACTGAAACCCGCCAGGCTGTACACGCTGGCTAGGGCGGAGAATTCGGAGAAGGCGAAGCGCATCGACGAAAAGTACGGCCTGAATAAGGCCTCCCAAGACAAGGGCAGCGAGGACAAAATCCTCAGTCTGTTCCCCAGGGCCGGCAGCTCTACGACGAAGAGTGGTACGGGCAAGATGAGTCCCAAACAGGCGGCACAGGCTGCCTGGGATGAGGTAATGTCCAAGCTCGGGTAACCGAGAAGAGGGCTCGCCACCTTTGTAGTATAGACTGGAGAGACGACCGTGCCTGGCTCACTCACGGAAGTACTCGACAACCTCTACACTACGACTTGGCAGAACATGAAGGAAACCGTCGTGGACAACATCTTCGACGCCACTCCCTTCTGGTTCTGGCTCAAGTCGAAGGGGAAGATGAGGACTGTCGAGGGCGGGCGGTTCCTGACGGAACCCCTGCAGTACGACAAGAGCGACAACGTCAAGTGGACTGGTAAAGGTGGGCAGATGCCCATGAACGACCAGCAGTTCTTGACGATCGCCAAGTATGACTGGCGTTATCTCGCCGGCTCCATCGTTCGCTTCGGAGTGGACGATCAGCAGAATCGGGGCAAGAACGAGATCATCAACTTCATGAACGCCAAGATGGAGAACCTCAAGAACGCGCTGATCTCCGAGATGGAGACGCGCCTGGCAGGGGGCTCCGGAGCGATCGCCGCGGGTACTACCGCGGAATTCCCAGCGTTCGACGGCCTGCAGACCTTGGTCGCAGACGTGCCCACCGCGGAAGTGGGCGGCATCAACTCTGGCACCGACACCTGGTGGAAGAACAAGGTGACGGACATGACAGGGGAATCCTTTGCCACCTACGGGGTGACGAGGATGCGGACGATGCTGAACAACACGATGAACAATCTGAAGATGGACATGCCAGATATCATCGTGACAGGGCAAACCCCGTATGAGTTCTACGAGGACAACGTCCTGCAGTACTACCGCACCTCGAACACGAAGCTGGGAGACATGGGCTTCCAGAACATCGAGTTCAAGGGCATTCCAATGGTCTGGACGCCGAGCATCGTCAGCAGGATGTACTTCCTGAACACGAACTTCATCTCGTTCGTGTACGATCCGATGATGAACTTCGACCTTACCGAGTGGAAGGCCATTCCCAACCAGATCAACGACCGAACTGCGCAGATCGTCACGGCCTGCGCGATGACCGTCTCCCGGCGCCGCTGCCAGGGGGTGATCTTCGGCGTTGCCACTCAGTAAAGGAGGCTGACATGCTTCGTTCTTTCCAAACAGCCCTCGACGAGGTCACGACCGTCAGGAAGGACCAGCTCGGCGCTCACCGCTACGAGAACGGGAAGTGGTATAAGTATCTCGAACTCAAGAACGTCACGGCCACTGTCGCCGGCGTTGCTGGAGACGGTGTGGCCTACGGTGCCGCTGGAGGTTACACCGCCAACAAGGGGGTGCTGGACCTCTCCGACGCTGACGGTACGAAGGCGCTTGCCGCAGGTGTTCTGGTCGGTGCAGTCCCTGGTGTCGCTGGAACCAGCTACTTTGGCTGGGTTCAGATCAAGGGACATGCCACCCTCTCCATCGCTGTCACAGGCGGTGTGATCGGCCAGGCCTTCAACCTGACGACGGTGGACAAGACCTTCGCAGTTCAGGCCGCGGTGACGGATCAGAAGGCGGGGTACAGCATCAGTGCCACGACTTCGGTCTGCCTCGACTGCCCGTTCTAAGGAGACGTCATGGCTGCTTATGCCGCTACCGTGACCCTCGCCCAGCCAACGGTCCACAAGATCGGGAAGCTGGGCGTGCTCCGCGGGGTGATCGACGTTACGAACTACAACTCCACGAAGGTGGCGATCGCGGCCATCACTTCCCGGTTCAAGGGAGTGCCGACGGTCCTCCTGGGTGGGTGTAGTTCAGGTGGTCACCTGGTGTTTTGGGACGCTGCTACCTCTTCAGTCAAGGCGTTCAACCCTGCCGGAACACTGGCGCAGGAAACTGCCAACGACCTGAACGTGGGGACAGTCCCGTTCACCGCAATAGGGGTCGCCCCGTAACTACTGTTCCAATTTGGAACGGGAGTGATGTATGGGTACGCTGACCCTCGAGGAGTTGAAGGCGGAGATGCGTGCCAGTCTCTCGAACAGGACTGACCTGAACCCGAGACTGACACGCTTTCTCAACCTTGCCCAGCAGCGCGTTGCGCGCCTGCATGACTTCGATGAGATGGAGGCAATTTCCACCTCCACCTTTCCCTTCACACAAACCTCCCAGGACAAGTACATCAGGCTACCTGACCTGCGGGAGCTCTACTCCCTGAAGTTGATCGACGGGAGTAATTCGAAGAAGCTGACGCAGTTGACGCAGAGGAAGTGGAATCAGCTGATTCCCGCTTCAGAGGAGTACACAAGGAGAAGGCCGCAGTACTACACCATCTGGGCGAGGACTTGTGTCCTGAACCCGTTGGCAGATGTGGCCGGGATAGAGTGCGAAATCTGGTGGACCAAGTGGCCCCTTCCCCTCTCCGACGATACGCCTGAGGTGGCATCACAGTACAATCAGAAGGATGAGATTCTGATTGAGTTGGGTCTGGTTTATGCGTTCAACTCTCTCGGGAAGCAGGAAGATGCACAAAAGCACTGGGTGAGAGCCCGTGGTCTGTTGGCAGAGGCTGTCAGCACTGATATGGAGAAGCCAGACCTTGATATAACCCCTGGCCCAGGATCAGAGCAGATCGACAACCTCATGCCGAGGGACTACTGGAACGATCCCTTTATAAGGAATAGCCCCTAACCAACGGAGGTAGTCATGCTTATCAGGATCGAAGTACTAGAAGGCTCGGTGAAGGTGGTCTCGGACAAGAGTGGGCATGAGTACATCCATGCCGGCGGCGGGATCAAGGAATTCCGCACGCGCTACATCGCGCTGGCCGACGATGGCATCGTGCAGTCCGGCGATGTGCAGCCCGCCGACAACGCCCTGAGCCCGGAAGACCTGGCCACACGGCGAGCGGAAGGTATCTCCGAGCGCAGTGCCACGCTGCGGGATGGCAACCTGGCCACGCAGGACAGCGATCGTCCCGGAGGCGGGCGAGACCTGACCAACCCCGTACCCAGCGAGCAGGTGGTTGGCAATCAGGAAGGTGAAGAGGCCGATGCTGCCGAGAAGGCACGCCTGGCAGCCGAGGACGAGCAGGGCAGCCGGCGCGGCAAGCGTAGCCGGTAGTTATGTCCAGCCTTCTGTGATTAATCGTCCTGCTGGTCATCATATGGATCGTGATGTACTGGGTCCCTATGGCGGAGCAGATGAAGCGGATCATCTACATCGTGATCTGCGTTGCCCTGGTGTTGGTCTTGGCCTACACCCTGTTGGGAGCCCCTCCACAATTGAGGTAGCCTATGCCTGAAGCTACTGGTGGTGGACAGACCAGGGGTGATCCCAGTGGTTGGTCCACGGACACGCTCAAGGAGTATATCCTTGGCCTCATGCAAGAGCAAGATAAGCACAACGCTGCCAGTGTGGACAACCTGAAGGAGTTCATCACTGGCCTCATGGCGGAGGCGGACAAGCGCAACGAGCAACGCTTCATCGCCCAGCAGAAAGCGGTGCAGGATGCCCTTCAGTCGCAGGAGAAGGCAGTGGGTGCTGCCCTGGCCGCATCGGAGAAGGCGGTGCTGGTAGCTGAGGCGAACGCGAACAAGTGGCGTGAGAACGCTAACGAGTGGCGAGGCAGTATGAACGACAGGGAGAAGAACTTCGCCTCGCGGATTGAGCTTGGCTCGCTCAAGGAGCGCGTCGATCGGATGGAGGGAATAGGCAAGGGAGTTAATAGTGCCTGGGTCTGGGTTGTAGGAGCGGTAGCTATTGGTGCCGCCGTAGTTACGATGGTTACCCAACTTAAATAGGAGACTTTATGCAGTATTACAGCAAACTCATCGCAGCACTTGTTGGACTCGCAGTCATCATCGGCGGCAGGTATGGCCTCGACCTCGAAGGCAACCAGATGCTGATCACCGACGCTATCGGCGCGATCGTTACTGCCGTGGGCGTCTACTTCGCCAAGAACAAGCCGACCACAGAGGCACAGGTCGAGACGGCCCGAGCTATCGCAACCGAAGGCTCGAAGGAGGTTAGGGCAAGCTAATGTCCCTGCGGCAGCTACAGACGAAGTTTGTCTGGATGCTGGTAGAGCTGCTGCTCTGGGGCAAGGAGCAAGGTTATGAGTTCACCTTTGGCCGCTTCTATACTGAAGGTGATCCTCGTCTCCATGGGAAGAGGCTCGCGGCTGACCTCAACCTTTTCATCAATGGAGTGTATCAAACTGGCACTGAGGCCCACCGTCCCCTTGGTGAGAAGTGGGAAAGTATGGGCGGTAGCTGGGGAGGGCGGTTCCAGGATGGAAATCACTACTCCCTTGCACACGGAGGTATGAGATGAGGAAGTTCATTGTAGTATTGGTGCTGCTGCTGAGCGCGTGCGCTATGTCCACAGAGGACAGGCTGGCCGCCTCCTACACAGTCATCAATCAGACCGCTGCGTCCACGGAGAGCTTGTACCGTCAGAAGCTGATCAGCAAGGAGAAGGGTACCAAGGTCTTCGAAACGCTGCAGTCCAGCTTGACGTTGCTGGATACTGCTCGGGACTTGCACTATCTGGGCAAGGACAAGGAAGCGGAGAATCAGCTGAAGGAAGCTGAGGCAAAGAAGGAAGAGGCAAAGAAACAACTGAAAGGAGGTCCCAGTGGTGCCGGTACTTAAAGTTCTAGCAGCACTAGCATCCCAACAGGAGGGCATTACCATAGCTGTCAAGGCCGTGGTAGCCCTAGCTGAGAACGCTCACAAGGAAGGACGAGAGGTGAGCAGGGAAGAGATGGCGGGGTTGTCACTCGGCGCGCACACCGCAGTCGACTCCCTCGGCAGAGCGCTAGCAGAAACGGAGTAAGCCATGGCCTTGTTCACTCGCGTATGGGATGCTACATACCTCTCCCTCCCGGAGGATGATGACGATGCGCTAGAGGGCGCGTCTAGGATTCGCCATACGCGAGTGGACGTTGGTGAGAGGATGGCGATAGACCACTCCTGGGCGGGTGACGTCCACGATGGGAAGCACAAGAAGGTAACACTAAGGCCCTCCGCTACTGATCCCACCCTGGACGCAGACGATATAGCTCTGTATGGTAAGGCTGTGGGGGCGAACACGGAGCTGTTCTACAAGTCCGAATCAGGACAGGTCCAGCAGCTTACCTTCACCACTGGAGCCCCTCAGAGCGTTCCTCCCAGTGCGGTGTTCGCCTGCGCGGGAGCAGTCCCATCGGGGTTCCTGGAATGTGACGGGAGTGCCGTCAGCAGGACTACATTTGCCGCCCTCTTCGCCGCAATAGGAACTACCTATGGAGTGGGTAACGGGACCACTACATTCAACCTCCCTGACATCAAGGGCAGGACGATCTTCGGGAAGGAAGTCTCAGAATCGAGGCTCACCTCTGCGATCTCAGGAATCAATGGAGGGACGCTGGGAGCTGCCGGGGGTAGTCAGAGTCATCAGGCTCACACGCACTCAGGGTCAACCAGCTCAGATGGGAGTCACCAACACACTGGTGCAGCAGACGTTGCAGCCTTCAACACTAATGGAGCAGTCCCTCCATATGCGCATAGCGGTGGTGGGGCACTGACGGGGGCTGCAGGCTCCCACAACCACAGCTTTACAACTGGCAGCTCTGGCGCAGGTGGCTCTGGCAACGTACCGCCTGGAATCGTGCTGCGCTGGGTTATCAAAACTTAGGAGAACTGAATGGCAGAGATCAATCCGAGGGCAACGGTCATCTCCATCAATCTGGAGAAGATTGAAGATGTATCCGTCCGAGAAGCGCTAAGGGCATTACTCCGTTCGGTGGAGGGGGTATCTATCAGTATCGCGAAGACCGCCAATTACAACCTTGCGCGCGCGGTCGAGAGTCCCACCATCCCAGATGTGCAGGAGGGAGAGTCGGTGATCTGGCGGAAGACTGGCGTCGGCATCGGTCTGCCAAAGGCGTATCTGGTAACGAAGATGGGTGGGGAGGTCTTTACCTTCCCCTCAGATCAGCTGGCAGGGACTATTCCAGTTACTCCTCCAGTTCCTACACCTCCACCACCTCCCCCGGATACTCCAGGGGTTATCCCGCCAGACTTCCTGGACTCCTTTGAGACCTCCCTGACTGAGGGTGGAAAGTACGGTATCCACTCTGGCAATTCAGGTGATCTAGACAATCCCAATCGTGTTACAGCGTACACTCCTGGTAGGCACGGTACGATGGGAGTACGCCTGACTACGAGAGCCGGTGACCGCAATCACGGCTCTGGCACCTGGGAAAGGTGTGATCTTGTCCTGAGTGTGGGAGAGACAGGGGGAACTCCAAATCAGGAGGCGTGGTGGGCCTTCTCAGTCCTCTTCCCAACCAACTTCCAGATGCCCCAAGGGGGCAATGGAAATCACCAGTGCGTCTGCTGGCAGTTCCACGATAGTGGTGGAGGACCGTCTGGCCTATCTCCCATGATAGATATATCTGTGAGGAATCATGGCTTCGTTGAGAGGGGTGGTACTCCTGGTAATCACGTCCGCCTACACACCGTCGTCAGGGACATACTTGGTCGGCATCATGGGATAGACCCCTTCGGAAGCGCCGTCCTGCAGAGGAATGTGTGGTATGACTTCGTCCACTTCGTGCGGTGGTCTGAAACTCCCACAGGGGTGTACAGGCTCTGGGGAAGGATCGGGGATGAGTCAATGTACCGCTTCCTGTTCGATCACCAAGGGGCAACGCTATACACTGGATCGAACGCCTATCTCAAGCCCTCCAACTACCACAGCAATACTGGGATAGAGAGCTCAGTGGTCTATGACAGGATCACTCGAGGACCCACTTCCGGTTCCGTGGCTCTGGTACCTCTCGAAGCGGTGCCGTAATGCCCTATCCGGCTAAGACAGAGAAGCAGGGTGTCGAGGAGTGGGACTACAAACAGGTAGACTCACTCGCTCGAGGCCTGAATCTCTCTGTCCGGCCGGATAAGCTACAAGATCAGGAGACGTTGATCTGTAGGAACGTCAACATCATTAAGGAGCAGGTATCGGTAGATACGGGGTATAAGAGGTTTGGTCCCCCGGTGGTAGGGATACCTCAGGGCACCTTCACCTACTCCAAGACAAATGGGATTACAGAGCTGATCCTGATAACCACGGAGACTGTGTATAAGTGGAGTGATCCTAAGGATAGCTGGGTCTTCGTTGCCGGGGCGATGAAGACTACAGCCTCTCTTGGAGAGGCAGCAGGGACGACGAACATTAGGGTAGTTGATAGTGTGGGGGCAGTGGTAGGAGCGCACATAGGGATCAGCCTGGATAATGGAGACCAGCACAAGACCACCCTCCAGTCTATTCCAGATGCTACCCACATCATCATAGCGGACCCAATCCCCCAGGGGCGCACGGTAGCTGCGGGGGCAGAAGTGCTGCAAGCCCCGATCCTGTCCGGGAACTTGGATAGTCAGGTGATGGCCCTGAACGTGCAGAGTCACGACTGGCTGGCCTTCACCAATGGGGTAGATCGGGTGCAGAGGTATGATGGGACTACGGTAGAGGATCTGCCGGGCCTAATCAATGTGGTTGCTCGCGCGCTCGCTTTGTACAAGAGCTGCCTATTCCTCATCAACACTATTGAAGATGGTGAGGCTCATCCCAGGCGCGTGCGGCGCTGCGACAACGGAGACCCCACGAACTGGATAGATGGGGAAGGGACAGCAGGCTACAACGACCTGTTGGATGAGGAAGACCCCCTGCAGGGTGCGGAGGTCCTCGGCCCATATCTGATCGTGTATGCAGAGCGTCAGATCATCCGTGGTGAGTTCGTCAATACTGGCGGAGTCACGTTCGACTTCCAGACTATGATCCGGGGGGAGGGTGTTATCTCCACCTGTAGCATGGCGGACGTGGGGGACAGTCACATAGTGATGTGTCAGTCCAACATCTACCTCTATCGGGGTGGGTTTGACCTGGACCCAGTTGGGGACAATGTCTACTACCGTCTCTATGGCAGTAAGGGCAGCATGTCCCCTGCCAACAAGCATAAGGTGTTCGCCTTCTACGTGGAGGAGTTGGATGAGGTCTGGTTCTTCTTCCCGGATACGAAGGCGGTGTCAGGCTGCAATAGGCTCCTCCGATACAACGTAGGGGAGAAGAGCTGGACGGAGAGGGAGTTCCAGCAGGAGTTCATAGGATTCGGATTCTTTGAGTCCAGGTCCAGCCGTCCTTGGTCATCCCTGATTGGTAGCTGGCGGCAGCAGATCTGGAGATGGAATGAGCGCACGCTGCTCTCCAGCTCTCCCACCACCCACCTATGCTGCTCCGAAGAGAATCAGGTGATGGAGTATGACTATGTCGATACACTTGACGATGGGGTGCCGATAGCGTATACTGTCGAGACTAAAGACTTCCTCGCACCTGATTCCATCCATCGCTTCGACATGCTGGAGATGGGAATCAGGGGGATAGACGTCTTGGTGCAGTACTCGGTGGATGAAGGGATCACTTGGGTCCCCCTTGGAGTTGTGAATAGACAGGCAATGGGAAGAGTGCAGATGCACCGACAGTTCGCTTTCGAGAAGGTGCGCTTCCGGTGGAGTGGTTCCTCTTCCTTCGTATTGGACTGGTTCGGCTTCTCCCATAAGGAGGAGTTCTTGGACACTTTGGCAGATCAGGAGTAGATATGGGCTTCCTCAGCGATTTCTTCGGTGGCAGCAAGAGTACAGTAGAGAGTAAGACTCAGAGTACGAAGACTCCTGAACAGGAGGCGATGCTCAAGCAGCTGCTCGCCCAACTGTCCGGGGATATGAGTGGCTCACCAGATGCCTATAGTGGGCAGATGGCGCCTGACATGTCAAAGTTGGAAAAGACGTCTCTGGCCGCGCTAGAGGAAAGGGCCCTTCAGTCTGCGGGGGTAGGCGGTGACAGCACGATGAGTGCTGCGCGAGGGGCTGTGGAGCGGGGGGCGGAGGGAGACAAGTTCGATCAGGAAGGGTTTGACAAGTACTTCGGGGAGGCTGTAGCTGCCCCGATGCTGGATATGTTCAAACGTGACGTGCTCCCTGCTCTCAGTAAGAGGTTCACGGGATCAGGAACGGCCAGCTCGGACCGGATGAAGGCGGAGCGGACCTCCACGGATGACCTGACCAAGTCGCTGACTTCCTCGCGCGCAGACCTGCTGTTCAAGACTACGGAGGCGGGAAAGGACAGGTCGCTGAAAGCAGCATCTCTGGCCCCAGGAGTGGTTGGTGGTGAAGCGGATGCGCTGCTCAAACTGCTGAGTGGTGGGTCTGTCCCGAGAGAAGTGGAGGGCAACAAGCTGGCCATGGACTATCAGGAGTTCATTCGGCAGCAGGGGGAGAAGGGCAAGACCCTCGAGATGGCACTGGCCGCACTCGGGATCAACCCTATCGAGAATACCAACATAGTGAAGCCAGGGAAGGCTGGATTCCTGGAGAGCATGGCACCTGCTGTCGGGACAGGGCTGGGTCTGGCTATGATGGCCTCTGACCGCCGGCTCAAGTCGGATATCAAGAGGGTGGGCACTCACCCCCTTGGCATTGGCATCTACTCCTACAAGATCAAGGGCCGTCGAGAGGTGGGGGTGATGGCTGATGAAGTGCAGAAGGTGAAACCGGAGGCTGTCGCTCGTGATGAGGACGGCTACCTGATGGTTGATTACGCTGCTATCACGGTGAAGTAGCGTTCCATTTTGGAACACTCCTTGAACCCCACAATAGTCTATTTAGCGGGACACTTTGACGGAGAAGGCTCTATCATGGTCAGTGACATGCCATCAAGGCACGGACCTTCTAGTAAGAAGAGGGTCAGGCTCAGCGTTGGCTGTACCTATCTACCCGTCTTAGAATTGTACAAGGCTATATTCGGAGGTTGTCTAAGTTCGGTGGGCAAGATGAGGTCAAAATCTACGAAGCCTATGTATTACTGGCAGCTTGGAAATAGATTTGAGTGTGCCAGGTGTCTGCTAGCTTTGGAGCCATATCTATTGGAGAGGAAGGCTAAGGCTACACTAGCCTTAGAATATCTCTCGTTGAGGATTCTCTAATGTCAAATACCATCTATCTTCCCCAAGCAGGGAAGGGAATCGGAGCAGCCCTTGGTGAGGGCATGTCCACTGGCATGATAAAGCAGATGGACAGGCAGGAGAAGGCAGAGAAGGCAAAACGCCTTGGTGGCCTAATGCAGCAGATGGCAGACGCTCCAGATCGGAAGACTGCATTGGAGATGGCCGGAGTCCTGATATCCCAAGGGGCAGAGGACATAGCTGATGTGTCCACCATCTACGCGCACGTGGACCGCCTGCATCCACCGGGAGATGATGTCCCTGTGCCCGTGACTGCAGTGGGGCCGGACAATAAGGAGATCACAAGGTTCCTCCCCAAAGGCCAAACTCCTCGCCTCAACACTCCACAAGGGATGGCTGACACGTTTGGAGCAGGTTCGTACCTGGGCAAGCCGGAAGATGAGTTGGAGTTCCTGCGCCCACCCATGCCTGACTCCCACCTATCCTCCTCTCCAGAGGCAGGGAATCCCCCTACCTCTCTGGGCAAGTTCCCTGTGAGCAAGAGGCCGGAGGGGGCGATCAGTACTCCGGAGTACCAGATGGGCCGGCAGTTGGCTCAGGACAAGGCCTCCATCGTGAGTCAGGACCTGGCCCGGCAGGCTGCTGTCCGAGGAGACAATCGAGATGCGCGCGCAGAGGAACACCTGCGCCTGGCCCAAGAGAGGGAAGATCGGATCGCGGCAGAGGCCAAGAAGACTAAGGGAGATGCAGGTGCCCGGCAGGATGCAGATGACCTCCGGCAGGACTTGTCCAAGCTGGAAGGTGCAGTCGCTCGTAGTCTTGGCAAGCAGCTGGCTGATGGTACCTGGACCTTTGAGGGGGAGAATGAGCGGAAGCTCTTCTATGAGCGGTTGAAGGCTGGCGGTGACCTCCTGGAGAAAGCGTATAAGTCTGGAGGCTCTAGGAACTACCTGGGCATTGCTGATAGTGTGGTGAAGCAGTTCCCTGGTCGCGCAGATGCTCCTGTGGAGCCTACTCCTCCAAAGCCTGCGGCGAAGAAAGAGCCCGGCCTGGGAGAGAAGGTGAATGAAGCAGCTGGGAAGGTGAACAGGGCCCTTGGCCTATCCAAGACCGAGCTGCCCACGGTCAAGAGCGATGAGGACTTTGCCAAGGTCGAGCCCGGACAGGAGTTCCTTGATCAGAATGGAAAGAGGTGGAGGAAGCCCAAGCCTAAAGGGAAGAAGTAATGGCCTGGCAAGATAAGGCTGAGCCAGTTGACGAGCCAGAAGAGGACTTGAAGGATGGGAAGGAGGCCTGGCATAATAAGGCTGAGCCTGTGGATGATGCCCCCTCCTGGCAATCCAAAGCAGAGCCGGTAGAAGAGCCTGGCTCCATCTTGGAGCGCGGGCGCAAATCCCTTGCTGAAGCAGCATCCTTCATGGCCAGCTCAGCTCGAGAAGTTCCTGGAGCCATCGGGGGTGTGCTGGAGCAGCCAGCCGCTGGTGTTGGTGCAGTAGGGGAGATGATCACCTA